TGGTGATGCTCTTTGGCGTATCGCCCTGGCCACAATTTCGACGCAACAGCTTGAACTTTTTCCTGAGCCGACAGGCCCCATAAGCCCACGCACAAATGAATCTGATTGATGGAACGCTGCAGCGTTTGGACCTGGTGGTTGGTATTTAATGACATCCACAAATTACTTTCTCGTATAGTTATTCAAGTTGCGCTCTATACATGCCGCGGCAAAAGTAGTAAACCCAGACTTTGAAGCGGTCTCGGTTACTTGCTGAAGTTTCCTTTCGCAATCCTTTTGATTGTAATAGGTATCGTCAGCCGATACCATAACACACTCGCTATTGGCACAAAGGACTAGCACGGCAATGAATACCTTCATTTCTTCCCGCCCAGATCCAACTGGAACGTAACGGGTTGCGCATCGACTTCCATGCGAACGTCTGATAGGTCTGGTAGGGTCTTACGAAGAAGAACCTCAATCGCCCGTACCTGGGTAGCGCTAAGCTCCACATTGCCATTGGCATGGTCGGTAAGACGATTGATCAGCTGTGCTGCCTGGATCTTCATCCTAGTATTCTCGTCGTGTTTAATTGCTCGCTTGCGTGCTGCCATTATTCTCTGCCTTATCAAATGCAATCAGGATTGACTTCGCCAAGCGCATACAGTCGTCTGCGTTCTTAAAGTCATTCAAATTAATCTCTGCCTCAAACATATGAGGCTCACCGTGA